CTTACGACGGTGTGCGTCTTGCTGTTCGCAGGCTTTACGGCGGCTCCGCTTGTCTGCGTTGTAGGGGCCTGTGCGGCGGCTTTCATTGTAGCCGTGGTCGCTGTTTCTTGCGGCTTCGTCGTGGTGAAGCGTTGCCCTCGCGTAATCGTGAGCGTCGTCTGCCACGTCTCCATGTTGGTAAAGTTCTGCTGAACGCCCTCAATGTAGAATACGAGGTCGTCGAACTTCCCTGTCGTCATGTTGTATTCGCAGGCCCGGATGACAAGCCGTTGCCCTATCTTGATAAAGGCGTTCCCGCGCATGGTGATCGTTCCTGTCTTGTAGTCCTTGTTCCACTTATACCACTCGTAGAGCTTCTGCGAGAGCTCTTTCGACGCGGCTACGCCGTCGTTCAAGCGGTCCTCGTCGATGCTGATACCCTCGAGCGTGATCTCGAGAGGACTCATGCCGTAGGCTTTCGCGTTGGCCTCATCCATGACCGGAGGGACGAGGAGCTTAAGGTTCGTCTGCGACGGGATCGAGAGGCTGTTTGTCACCATGTACACGTTGTAGTTCTCGTGGTCTGCGCGACCAATATCCTCCGATGTAATGTCCCCATAGTCAACCTCGTGCGTGTAGAGCGCGTTCCAATCGGCGTAGTCAAACGGTGTATTGCGTAGGTAGAGGATAACCTTCGCGCCGTCCTCTCCAAACGTCGGAGCCCAGTTGGGATTCGACTCGATGTTGTTCTCCTTCATGAAGGCCGCGAGCGGGTCTCCCGCCACGTAATAGGACTGCTTCTCGGCGTTCGGGACCATCGTAAGGTACTCCGGTGTTTTCCCGGCCGCCTTCTCATCCGGTTGCTCTCCTCGTGTGTCGATAAATAGCTCGTTAAACGGCTTCATGCTCACGCGCTCGATGAAGTTCCAGAAGGCCCCCTCGTAATCGAGCATGGTGAGCAGGAACGGGATAAGCTGTTTGGTTTCCGCGAGCCTGTAGCGGAGGATATTCGACAGGTGAATCTCTCGCTGTCCGTCCTTCGTGTCCCAGTACTGGTAGGTTATGTTCATGATCCGATATAGGATTTTCACAATAGCCTGCTGAATCATCTCGGGAGGCGTACCCTGAATGAGGTCCGAGCCAACAAAGAAGTTGAACATGGTGAGCCATCCCGCCCCGGTCGAGTAGAAGTTGTCTGCCGACACTTCCGGGGCGTTTGCGAGGGCCGGGTAGAAGCGGAGCATGGCGCGAGCGAGGACCTTCCCAAAGTCGCTCCCCCGTACGAGCACGCGCACTTCCGGCGTTCCGTCGGCCCCCATTGTCTTAAGGCGACGAATCTCATCCACAAGGCCTACCATGACGGTTCCCATCGTCTCCGGCGGGCGGCCCATCTTAATCACGACAAGATTATTGGTCAAGAGCCTGTCATACCAGTCCATTCCGTCACGGCCGTCTCGAGCCCCTGTGAGCGTGACCTGCCACGTGCCGAGGGGGTTTCCTATTTGTTTGTTCGTCTGCACGCTCAGGAGGTCCCGCGTCGGCTGAATACTGCTCCAACCATCCCCGCCGCGGGAAACGGCGTAGAGTTTGTCCTTCGTATGAAACTCGACCTCTACATATGGAGCGGACCTACTTGCTGTAATCCCCATTTATACCGTCCTCCTCTTAGAACACGACGTTCTGCCGCATAGATTGATAGGCCGCGTCTTCAAATACTTGCCGAGCGATCTGCTCGAGCGCGGCCACGGAAACGCCACTCAGGGCCTCCCCGCCATTCAGGTTAACGTCCACGACGATACGCCGCGTGCCGCCCGTGGAGCCCGTGGAGCTCGCCTGCGGGCTCATAGAGGACGCGTCCGTGCGCATGGCCCTATTAAGCAACTGCGAAGGCAGGAGGCCCGTCTTGCGCTGTACCTCTGCCGTCTTGGCCCTGCTGATAAGCTCCTCGCCCGCGTGAATCTGCGCAATCTGGTCGGTCGCGGAGTAGGTCCCGTCGGCATAACCTTTGTAATTATCCGTGTACAGGCCGCGGCGGTCCGCCATACTGAATATGTCGCCGTACTTACCCGTAACGTAGCTGATAAACGCCTGTGTCTGCTGTTCTACGGTAGCGCTTCGAGGGTCCTTGTACGGCGACGTAGTGTGCGCCTGAAACGTGCTCGGGAGGAACTGGAACAGGCCGGAGGCGTGCTCCCCGTTGGGGTCGAGCTTCCCGGTCCTCGGGTTGATCGCTGTTGGGTTCCACGCCTGCGTGTTCCACGTGCTGTTCTCTCGAGACATGAGCTTCTGCACCGTGCCCCACCAATCGGACTTACCAGACTTCTCGAGCTCGGCGTATACTTTCTTTTCGACCTCGGACTTCGGCAACGTCCCTGCGCTTCCGCCGCTTTTAGAGCTCCCTCCGAAGTTAAACCACGTCGAGGGGTCGGTAATATTGAAGTTCTTGAACCACTCGGACATTCCGCCGCTGTTTGTGGACTTGCCGCTCGTACCGAGAATCTGCGAGGCGGTCAACGCTTTCGTCAAGTCGGTAAACAGACTAAGCGTGTCCGTCTTCCAATCTGTGACGGTCTTCGTGGTCTTGCTCTCCATTTCCTTAATCGTCGTATCGGCGTTGGTCTTCATTCCGGCAATAGTCTTGTTCGTGTTGAGCACCATGCCGTCGATGCTCGTCTTAATGTCCTTGTTCGTGTTGACGGTGCTCTTTTTCGACTCGGTTTGCGCATCCTTGGTCGCGTCCTTCGCCTCGGTCTGCTTCTTCGCTGTGTCGTCTCGAGTCTGCGCGAGGTACTGAGCAACTTTGTCCGCCTCCGCCTGCGAGATGCCGGGAACGGTGCTGTTATTGCCGTACATGAGCTCATAGGCCTTTTGCTCAGTCGTTTTGGAGGCCTGCTCCTTGAGGAGCTTCTGCATCTCCGGGGTATTGTAATAATCCGTTCCCTGAATCGTGCTCACAACGCCCCTAGAGGCGTCCTCTTTCGCCTGCTTCTGCGCTCCCGTCTCGGCGTTTGCCGCACTCATGAGCTCGCTTACTCCCGGAACCATACCCGCCATATTCCAATAGGCGTCTCCCCCGGACTTGCTTGGGTTGAGTGAATCCGCGAATCCTTGCGGGTCCTTTGCAACGTCAATAATTGTGGGTAAGGATAGAAGCGTGCCCCATAGGCCGCCCTTTAGCAGGCTCTTGCCCTTTGTCTTCGAGGACGAGGTAGGGGTTTTGGAGCTCTTTCCTTCTCCTGTAGACGGGCTTTTCCCGTCCGTATCCGGGCTCGAGGCCTTGTCCAAGTCGGCCCCACTCCCGCCGCCAGTACCTCCCCCGGTCTTGTTCTTTCCTCCCGTGACGGTATTCCAGAAGGACTTTCCAAGCCCCTTAAGAAGGGCTCCGCCGATTTTCGTAGCGATGATTCCGCCCGCTATCACGCCGATAGCGTCCCATAGGTTCTCTCCGAGAGCCTTTTTGATGTTCTCCGCGAGCAGGTCCCCGAAGTTGGTTTCTTGAGCGACTTTTGTCAGGTCATTCAGGAGCCCGGAGGCAAAGTCCTGAATAACGAGCTTCGTCGGAATCAGGACCTCTCCGGCCTCAAGCTGTGCCTGCATCCATTGGGCGTTAGCAAGCTGAATGCGGGCGTCGAGCGTTCCCTGCCATTGCGCCGCCTTCTGATCGACGCCCGACTGCGCGGCAACGCCGGAAGCATTATCCTTGCTGTTTCCGCCCTTGAGCAGAGAGGCCATTCTCGGGTCCGTAGGGTCGAACGCACGGAGCCAGTCGGTGAGCTCTCCAAACTGCTCGGCCTCCCGAAGCGTCGTGTTCCCGCCCATTGCCTCCTGCATGACAAGCGCCTTGTATTCCTTGGCCTGCTTCTCGCTCATGCCCTCGGTAGCCCTTGCGAGGTAGTCTCCGAGAACCTTGACGTTTACCGGGTCCGAGAAGCCCTCTTGCCACTTCTCCATGAGGTCAAACGTGTTCATCCCGGAGACCGCGTTACCGCCGAACCGTTGAAGCATGTTGATCCCCATCGATTGCCAACGGACATTGCTCGGGTTGAATATATTCGCGCCCATCTGCTCGAGGAGGCTCGCCCCGGACTGTCCAGTCAGCTTCGTGGCGTCGTTCTCCATGCCGATCTGATTAATTCGTGCTGTATAGGCAAGCAGGTTGTTCCCGCTGTTGTCTTTGAGGTTTCGGTCCATCGATTGTAAGAAGCCCGAGCTCGTTTCGAGGACCTCGAGGATACGGGCCTCCATACCGCTTGAGGAGGCGACGCCTGCGGCCATCGAAAGGACCTGCCCGGCTCCGCCGTACCCTCGTACGGACATTTGCCCGGCGAGCCCGGCGGCGGTACTTGCGTCTACGCCGTATCCCCTCGAGAAGTCCATGAGGCGAGCGGCGTCGGCCTGCGAGATGCGCCCGGCCGTTTGGGTGTAAATGTCGAGCATGTTCTGCGTCTCGAACGAGTTGTAGCCACGGGACAATCCCGTTTGCGTCATAGCGCCGCGGTCCATCCCCGTGCGCTGTAAGAGCGGTTGCCATGACTTGATGTTGTCCTCGGCCATCTGTTCCCATTTAACGAGCTGGCCGATGGTCATAGAGACGCCTGCGAGCATGGCGAGGGTACCGCCGATGCCCTTTAAGCTACGGCCAAGCCCGATTAACCCGCCGCCTAGTGCGGTCGAGACCGGGCTCTCGCTTTCGGGAATCTTGGTGCCGCCTCCACGAGTCTTCGTTCCGGGACGTCCGGGAGACGATGAGCCACCGCCCCCCGCGCCGCCGGGAGAGGCGCTACCTCCCCCGTCTCCGCCTGTCGTCGAGGAGCCTCCACGAGCAGGCTTGCGGCCAAACTCCATAGACTCTCGCCTACGGAGGTTGTATATCTTCTCGATCTCCTCACGCTCGGCCTCGAGCGCATCGAGGTATTCGCCGTGCTTCTTGATCTCTTTATCTATGGTCTGAATGTCCGTCTGCGAAGCGGTCTTCCTACGGCTGTAGAGCTCGACAATCCGCTCCGCTTGGTCGTCAATGAGCTTGTTCATCCGCTCCATGTTCGACGTGAAGCGGCGGCTGAAAATGTCGAGGGCCTTTGCTTGGTCGTCCGTAAAGAGGCCCCCGGATCGGGCCCCGGTATTAACTACCCGTGTAACCTCTCCGAGGGCCGACTTGACTTCGCGGAGGCCCCGCGTCAATTGACTAAACTCGCCTTTTGCCTCGATCTCAATTGACGTTCTGTTCGTAGCCATTGGCTATCCCCCCTTTAGTCTATCGGCGCGTCCTCCCAGTCGTTCACGGGTCCGGGGCCTGCTTGTGTTGGTGCCTCTTCTGCGTACTCGAGCTCCTCGCGCATCGCCCGCTCATACTCCGTGTCCTTGTAAGCGTCGGAACGCTTTTTAATATCCGGGTTGTCCTCGATGTAGAGCAGGAGGTCGAGCTCGATTTGTTCGTCTGTTAAGTCAAGGAGTCTCGGGTCCGTCGGCGGCAGTATTCCGCCCTTCCCCTGTAGATTGCCGCTCCCGTAGAGCTTCCGAATCAGCCACATTTTCTTGATGTGTTCCTGCTTCGCCATCTCCGGCAGGAGCTCCTTGAGCTCCGTTACGAAAGGACATTAGGGCTTCCTCGAACCGAGAGAATAGCTCAATGATCATGTCCGTGTCCTCGATCTCCCGGTGATTCTGGAGCCACGCAGGAATCGGCGCGGCGAGAAGAACATCGCATGCGGAAATGGCTCGAGCGAGGTACATGACGGAAGCGTCCACGTGCGCCATACTCTCGTAAGGGCGGCCGTTCGGCAGGAGCTCGATGATCGGTCGAACACCAAAAGCGCGAAGAAGTTCGGACTTGATCGCGCCCATTCTAATGTAATCCATCGACGACGGGCGGCGGAAAAATACGGTCCCTTTGTAGTGCACGCCGCTGTCCGCCTCGTAGTCGATAGGAACGGGTATAAGGGCTTTGTTTCCTTGTTGGACGGCTTGCGCCGCGCTTACTCCGGCCTCCGCCATAAGGCTGTTTACGAGTTCCATGTTCTTCTTAGCTTGCTCGTTCATTCGTTCGTCCCCCTAGAAAATAGAAATGGTAGAGAGGTTCCCGCTTGGGAAACTTCTCTACCATGATACATGCGGCCCTATACCCCTGATAGAGGGGTACACCGTGAGAGCCGCGCCGTTACTCGCTCTCACGGTTGTTAGGGGACGTTAGGCGTTGATGGATTCGCTTCCCGGCGTGCCGTTGTCGGCCTCGAGGTAAAGCCACGTGGCGTTCTCCCCGGCAATGGCGTTCGCACGGAAATTCTCCGTGTAGTCGTTCAGCGAGCAATTCCGATAACCGCGGATCGCTTTCAGGACCGGGGTCGTCGTCCCGCTGTACTTGTCATTGACGACAATATCAATGACGTTCATTTGCAGGATGCCGACGCCAAGAGCGGCAAGGCCGAGGCTCTTGAGGTCATTGTTTCGGACATAGAAGCTATCCACGGTGACGGAGCCCTCATACCGGAGCGCAACGTGCTCCTGCGCCATGATAGAGCCGATACCGTAGACGCCCTCTTGTCCGAACTGGCGGCGGCCGTCGATGGACTGAGCACGGCCGATCTCGTTATTTCCGATTTTCAGTTGGACAATCGTACCCGTAACGACTTGTTGGACAGATACTCTCGACGGGTCTCCATATAATACGGACATGGTTCGCTACCTCCCTTTTCTCGTGGATTTGTCCTTATTGCGTCAGATTCACGATAGCCGTGATTGTGATATAGTTCACGGGCTCCGATGGCTTGATTTCGTACGACACGGCGTACGCCTTGCCGTTCTTCGTCACGGTAACGTTCCGGTATGCCGGGAGCGGCTGTCCGAAAGCGTCCGTACCATCGGTGATATAGCCGTTCTTCTTATACGACTCGAGCTTCGCCGTCGTAAACTGGAGCATATCGCTCACGACGTTCTGGTATCCCGGCCCCATAAACTTCGCTTGGAGGTCTTCGCGCATGGAGCGCGTCGTCACGTCCACCGTGTCGGCCACCGAGAGCTCGTACAATTCCGGGTCGCCCGTCAGTGCGTGCACGACTTGGTAGCCCTGCTTCGGTACGGATTCGATAACCGTGACCTGCGCCTCAACAAGCGGCTTAATATCGGTACCGAGCCACGTAAACTCGAGACCGAGCGCGTTGATAAAGTCGCCCGTTACCGGGTCCGTGATGTTCTGCTTACCTGCCCAACGGCCTGCGACAGCGGCCGCCGTGAACGCCGAGGAGAGCAGGACCTTCGCGCCGTTGACGGCCTTGTAGTGGCCCGGACCAACAAGCGTTGCACGGGAGCTCTTGAACGCGGCCATAGCCGTAACGTACTCGGAGTCCGTCGTGCCTACGGGTTGGCCGAAGAAGGCGCGACGCTCCCGGCGGTTCTGTACGTTGGACATGGACGTCACGTGCGTCAGGACGGCCGTTTGGCTCGTGCTGTCCGTAAGCGTCGGCACAATCGCTTGAATGTCTTCCGATTGCAGGGCATCAATTGCGGCCGAGATAGAGCTCGAGTCCGCCGCGGTGCGCGAACCTCCTGCGAACGACACGGCCGCAACAGTGGCGGCGACGTTGGTTGCTTCCGGGTCTGCTGTACCGTTTTCTCCGAGGACAGCCTCCACGAGGGAGCTATTCGCGGTGATTCTGGTTACAAAACCGATCCAACCGTCTGCCGAGTTTGCGACACTGTACGACTCGACAACGTTCGGCGTAACCGATGTGTCGGTAATCGTAACGAGCTGTGTTCCGTTTACGGCGGCGGCGACCGTAATCTTGAGCGAGTTGTCTGCCGCATTCCACCGCAGACCTTTCAGCGTGACAAGGGTCTTCGGCGTAGTCGGCGTAGTGTCGGCAATCGCGTACGTTGCTTGCGTAGCCTTATCGGTGAGCGAGAAGCAGATAAGGTCTGCGCCGTGCTCCCACATGATCTGCGCCGCGAGAACCGCATCAGAGCCGCCGACAATGTTGTTCGCAACGCCGGGGTCATTCGCATAAATCGGGGAAGCAGGCTTGCCCGCCGCGCCGGAACCGACGACGGCAAGGACCTTGAACGAGCCGACAGATACGGGCGTGTTGTTTTTCAGGTTAACGACAGAGTATGCGCCCGGACGGAATAACTGCGTTCCACCAAAGCTAACGAGTTGCATAGCGTAGTTCCCCCTCTCATCGGATTATTTAAGTTTGTCGGCGGGCATCTCTTTGAAGTCGCTGAACGCCTTCTCAAAAGCCGCTTTCGTGCGCTTTTCCTTGCCTTTCGTGAGCTCGAC